TTAGAACTGTAATATTGCGTAATCGTATCTTAATGTTAATTCAATTCCGACTGGTTCATTTGAAGACCAATCAAGTGTACCAAAATTAGCCTCTGTAATATATGTACCGACTAATTGCCATTCCTCAACTATATCTCCTACCGGGCCTAAAACATTAATAGTGAGGTTTTTCTTATAAAAATCTGAGTACCCATCACGACCTGTTACTGATTCGTGTCCAAGTCTTATCCATTCCATTACTGCTTGTGCAGCTGAAGGGACAACTGGGTCATAAAGTGTGATTGCTAGCGTTGACCATTCACCTTTACCTTTTACATATCTTTTTGTGTTGATATGATCAAGAGTGATGTCCTCAAAAGCTATTGATGGTCGTGCTGCTGTTTTAATTGTATATGCAGGAATTCCTTCTATATACATAATGAACCGATTTTGAACCTTTGGTTCAAATTGCGTGAACATTATATCTGTTGGATCTATCAGCTGTGGCATTCTATTTCTCCATTAAAAGTTTAATCTATTCGATAATAAATATCACATACTCAGAAAAATAACATAAAAGAAAAAGCCCAGATGATTAGTCTGGGCTTTTAATATAGTGCTGATTTTTAGATTAACTAAAAGTTGCTCCTGTTGGTTCAACAACAAAATCCAAGACAATAAATTCAACAGCCCTTGCAGGTTGTATAAATATTTGTCCAACTAATTGATTTCTATCAATTACGTCTGGTGTGTTATTTGAATCGTCCATTACAACTCTATAAGCAGTTAAACCTTGATTAGCCTGTACTGATTCTAAAAATGGATTAACGATATTTAAGAATCTTGCCCTTGTTGCCACTGTATTATTTTCAAATAATAAGTAACGTGATGAGCTAGCAATAAATTTCTTTAATCTAATTAATAGTCTTCGTACATTAATCCTATCCAAAGCGGAAGGTTTTGCTTGAAGTGTTTTTTGTCCAAAAGCTACAACACCTTGACCAGGAAACGATGCGATTGGATTAACTCTATTTTCATATAGTAAATCTCTTTCAGCATGTGTTAGTCTAGTTTTAGCTTCTAAAACACCTCTTAATCCACCACGGTTAAGACCAGCAGGTGCAAACCATTCGTGTGCTACTCTATCATTTTGAGAGAATACACCTGGCATTACAACTGAAGGCGGAACCCATATTGGAAGATTAATAGTATCATCAAGCATCTTAACCCATGGATAATATGTTGCTGCATAATTTGTATCAAGTGAGCTTACAGCATTTGTTGTTACAGTAATTGTATCATTCAATGCTGATGCGTCAAAGACATAAAATGCGTCACCTCTGTCTTGAACCATCTGAGATGCAATATTAACAGGTGTTGGATGCAATGTGTAAATAAGTCCAGGAGTTGATAGTAAATTAATATCAAACTCGTCCTGGTTACTTACAGATTTAATAGCTCTTTCATAAGCAACTGATCCACTTGCTGTTGCAGATGAACAATCAAATCCTTGCTGATTTGCAGCAGTGATATTTTTTCCTGTATTCTTTTTTACAGCTGGATTAGCTCCATCAAATCCGCCCTGGAAAGGTACAAAGAATTTTCTTTGTCCTACTGCAGATAGCGCAAGTGATATAGCTTCAGTATTATCTGAGAATGTTGAAGCACCACCAAAATTAGCAGATGTTGCTTTAGCAGATCCAACCATATCATCTAAACTAAATGATGGGTTATGATATGTTGCAGCATCAGATGCCAATGGCATTAAGAAACTTCTATTATCTTCTTTTGAAAAATCAAATCCATAAAAAATACTAGAATCAAATTGACTTGTTGTTGAGCTTACCTGTGTTGTTGTAAATGTATTTGCAGGAAAGTGCGATGTTGATGCATTAGTTATTGAACATGTCATTGGAAATACCGCAGAAGCATGCCCATAAGGTACTAATGTTTTTGCTAGAGCACCTTCATTTACTGAAGCACTTCCAGTTATGAAAATGTACTTAGATAAATTCGGCCATTCAGCATCACCATGCATTACAACTTTACCATTTGAATCAACTGATTGCCATCTAGTTCCAATACGTCTACAAACAAAATTTGTAGATCTTGGATCTAAATTCAAATTGTCAAATTGTTCTACAACTTCATCATCAGTTGCTGCCCATGTTTGTTGATCAATTTTTCTAACTTGTAAACTAAAAGTTCCATAATCAGATCCAGCAACTTCACTTGCATCTTTTACATTTAAAATACCAACTTTGTAGTATTTATTTGTTTCATTTTCACCATCATGTCTTAAAGCAACTTTAAATAAGTTTTCTACGAGCCCACCTTGTTTTTGACTAGTAATATAAGGTGTTGTAGCACGTGTATAATCTTTAAGTAGATTTAGTGTTGTATTAGAGCTTGAAACAGAAGCCGTTGCTTCCGTTGTTGCTGCTAGCGCTGTTGGAAATTGTTTGTATATGTAGAAAGGAGAATCCGCACCAGCTGCTTTTGTGCCGATTGGATTATCACTAAATACATCTTTGTAGTATTTGTTGCTAGAAGCATCAAAAGAAGCAGAAGTTTGGTAACTTCCTGTACGTACGTTCCATGCAGTATACGAACCACTTGCTATTGTTCCGGCAAGTGGTGTAGCTTCTGCAGCAACCAAATTATTCGGTGCTAAAATTAGTCCGATCTTATGGTCTTTTGGAGCCGTTCCCGGGACTTCCCAACCAATTTGTACAACATTGGTTGAGTAACCACCGATACCAAGAACTCTAACAATTGTTACAGTTCCTGCGCTTCTTAGATATTCCTTAGCAGTTAATGGGACATAATACCGTTCATCTTGTGATCCAAACATTTCTTCAAATTCTTGAAAATTACTAATTTGGGTTGGAACAAAAGCAGGACCTTTTTTAGTAGGTCCTATTAACGAGTAAATACTCCCGGTGAGACGATTCTCTCTGCCATTGAAGTTCTCCAGTTAAAGTGTTAACAGTGTATAATTTAAAAATAAATATACACTAAAATAGCGAAAATGTATATTTTCGCTAATAGTGATTTTAAATTAAGCTTCTGGAGTTTCTTCTGGTGCTTCTTGAGGTGTAAAAACGCCAGTTTCAGGATTCAATGAACCTGGACCGTACTTGTCATTTAATTCTTGTGCGGTACCTGTTTCTTTTTCATTTAATTCCTGAAGTTCTGTCATTAATGCCTCTTCTAACTCTGCAAGACGATCAGCATTTCTTTCATGAGCAATTTGTTGCATTTTCAAACCACCCATTTTGACTTGCATATCTTGATAGCCTTGTTGAACTTCTTGTAAAGATTTTAGTTCATCGTCAGTAAATTTAATTTCTTTGCTTTCAGCCATTGTATAACTCCTTAAAAATGTTATTGTTGAAATTTTTTATAACAGTATTTATCATTTGCAATAATATATATTGAGAAAATTTGTTAAAAGTTAATTTTTTTATTATTATAGTTCAATAACTTTGTATTTTCTTCCTTCACTATCTGAACCTGATAATTGCATCATTTTCCAATATGCTTCATGTTCATCATCAAATTCCCATATTTGTTCTGTAGAACCTGAAGGTCTTGCAGTAAAAACACGATGATGTAAGGGATTAGATCCAGTTACATTTTGCTTTACAATTCTATATTTATTTGGCATTATAGTCTCTTAAAATCTACATCTATTTTATCATAATCAACTCTGTAATACCCATCATCTGCTATTGTTACACTATCTTTAAATCCTAATCTTAATAAATCTTGAGCTGTTGTACCTGAGTACCTTTTGTTTTTATTGTCTTTATAGTTGAATATGTAAATTGGTATATTTGATTCACTATAGCCTATTGTCTCAATAATGTCTTTACTTCTCACATCAGATTTTACAGCATCATGATCATAATCATAAAATTCACTCATAGCATGTGGTGCACTTCCATCAGGTCTATTAGATGAAGGATTCCCTGCTGTATTGATTGTCTCATTTGGTGGGTTTGCACCAGTAGACATATTTGTTAATGACATATTTGTATTTGTATGAGAAGTTCCGCTCGAATAGTCATTATCAACTAGCTCATTATATATTTTACTTAATATTAATTGAGTACCACTACTTGGACATGCCATTTTTTAACTCCTCAATTTCAGATTTTAATTCGTCTATTTGTTCTTGCTGTTCTTTAACAGACTCTATTAATACCGCAGTTAATTTTTCATAATCAACCATCTTATATTTACCATTTATTTCTGAATCTTTAGCAGCCCAAAGCGGCATTTCTTTTTCTTGAATTATTTCTGGTATTACCTTTTCTGTTTCTTGTGCGATAACACCAATGTCTTTTTGACCTTTTTTACTACCATGACTCCAAACATACTCAACGCCTCTTAATCTTTTGACTTTATCCAATGCGGAATCAATTGTTTTTACATCATCTTTTAATCTTTCATCAGATATTGTAGAAGAATATGCAATAACATCAGCATCTGCATGGAAAGTTCCACCATCAGCCATTAAGAAATCAACTGCATTATTAACAATTACTTTTATACCACTATCATGAAAAAATCCATCATTAGCACTTCCTAATTGAAATCCAGGTGTTGATTCAGTTCCACTTCCCGCTCTTATGCGTCCAGTTGTTGTTAAAGTATTACCACTAAAATCCCAATCGCCACCATCATCAATTGTTGCTGATAATGAATTTTCATCTACATAAAATTTGATTTGTCCAGCATTCCCTGCATATAACTGTAGATCTGAACCACTTCTTCCTACCTTCCACGCTGCATTTTGTGTGCCTGAACCGCCAAAAGAAAGCCATGCTGGATCAGAACTAGTTTTACCTGGGACAACTAGATCAGCAAATGAAGCAGATGTTGTTGCTGAACCACTTATATTACCAGTAAATGTTGTACCAAAAGTAGAATTCATGGTGGCAATAGTTGAAAGTCCAGCTTCACTACCAGCTTGAAATTGTAATTCACCTCTTCCTGTTGTTGAGCTAAAAGATTCATTCGCAACTCCTAATATCTTAGCAACACTTATAGCTGTATTACTGCCTTCATGTCCAGCAAAATGTATTTCACCGAGAATATCGTCATCTACTATACCAGGATCAAAGTTTGATTCTGCTCTGTTTAAAATTAATGTTGGTTGTGCATCTGGTTTAGATATAGCTAATTC